TTTGCGCTGAACTTCGATCAAGTCGTCACCAAATTCCTCGCGATCCTTATCCGTCACCAGATTTCTGAGGCGTTCGTACTCGGCTTCTTCTTTAGCCTGCTCCACCTGTTTGTTAGCAGTTTCAACAGTTTCCTTGAGCGATTCTAGCTCTCCGGTAAGAGTCTTCACCTGCTGGTGGAGGCGCGGCACTTCCGCATCGTACATACCCTGAAGGGTCTTATACTTTTGCTTCCAAACCTTTCCATCCTCGTCTGGCGCATCTGCTACCTTGCCCGCGTCCTCGACAGCTTCTCCCTGTGAGGGTTCAGCCGCCTGTAAAGACGTATCAGTAAGTTCTTCAGTAGCTACAGTAGAATCCGCCGATTGCTCTGCTTCTGGTGAAACTACTTCCGCTGTTGGTTTATCAGACGAAGAAGTTTCAGCATAAAGCTGCTGTTCCAGTTGTTCTATTTCTGCCGCTTGCTTCTGTACTTGCTTGGGTAAAGGCATCACTTTTCTCCTAAAGCTCCAACTCTGCTACATGCTCCAACACGGTCTGCACTTCGCATAATGGTTTGCCGGACAATTTACGGCTTTCGCCGCTCTAAAACCTCTTGCGATTTTTCAACCGCGTCGAGGAAATCTTTAAGGACACTGGCCTGACCCTGCAATCTAAAGATGCGGTCTGAGTCATTAGCGGCGATAAGTTGGTTTTTTACTTCGTCTAATTGCTTAGCGAATAAATCCAGCAACTTATCGTCCCGCTGTTTACAGTCCCACAGAGCCTGTACATGCTGTCGGTCAGTATTGTGCCCTAAAAACATACGCTCACCTTATATCACATTCAGCGCCATAACAACAAGTTCTTCATCAGTAGGATTACGTACTGTTGTAGGTAATAACACTGTACGTAAAAAGACCCCTGACCCAATCCTGTTGTTTGTATGACTAGCGCTTTCGGGTGACTCTAGTTTGTAGCTAATCGTAACGTTACACGACCCAGTGTTACTTTCACACCCAGTAGTGGGTAAAAGCATCTCGTTTTTTACACTAATAGTTACGCCAGTAGTCGCAACCTTAGCGCGTTTTACGTCTGGTAACGGGTCTGGATACTTGACTTTAACCTTTGTTTTTAAAGGTTTAGATACTAAATTTACTGTGTTTTCATAAGTAAGTGCAGGGGCGCTACGTACTTCAGGTAGCTGTATAGTCCAGTGCGCTTCGATTTCTGCTGACACGGTGTGCGTATCGGCATACCTGCGTACTCTAAATCTGCCGCCGTCAACACTAGCGCGAGGATCGCCAGTAACATCGACAAGTTCAAGTTGAAGCGAACAACTGCCCGATATGTTACAAGCGCCAGTAGTAGCTACATTGGCACCCGCTGATACCTGAGACGAAGCGCTTACAGAAGTCGAAGCATTAACTAGCGCCCCAGCTAGCGCGATTACCTGTATCGCGCCAGTAGTGTCAATAGCTACTTCTGCGTTAGTAAGCGAAGTGGGGCTTGCGCCGTTTACAATGGCGCTGTTGGGCGTAAAGGTATTCACGCCTTAGCCTTTTAAACTAGTAAAATCTGTTTGTCGGGTATGTTTACTTTAAACGGCCCGTTGGTGCTGGTGTAGTTACTGCCCCAACTGCCGACAAACAACGCCGCGTTGTCTTTGGAAACGTCGTAAATCATATACCCTGCCGCAGTAATTGTAGACCTAGGCCACTCAGTGCTATCCCAAGTCAGAAACGCGGCTCCGTTATCATCAACACCAACCGAAGCGTTAACTAGTTGTACGCCGCCAGCCGTGTAGCCTTCACCTACTACTTCGTGCTCAGTTGTATATACAGGTGTATCTACACCTAAAGCCGCGTTGCCATCGTACAAAGCCAGCTTGCAAGTATCGTTAACTACCGATTCAAGAAACAGTACTTTCGCGGCGGCTGTTATGCCGGTTTCGATCATCCGTTTCTTCCTGTGACGACGTTGCGCATCGTGTTACCGTCGCTTCCACCGGCGGGAGAGCCGTCGGGCAAGAGAACCGGCGTCTTTCTTCGTGTTGCTCCGGTGACGTTACCTTGAGCATCACGGGTGAACTCGACGTTATCTGGTGCCGCATTTACAGACTCCTGCATCATCTGGAGTTGTTGTTGCAACTGAGCGATAAGCTGTTGCTGTTCATCAATCATAGAAACTTGTGACGTATCCGGTACGACCTTATCCACATTGATGTTAAGGTTTTTAGCGGCGTCACGTAGTAGCTCTGCTGTACCTCGGTTGCCAACAATCTGATTGGCAACGGGGCTATTGAGTACAAGTTGTAGGAACTCATTACGGCGGATAGCTTCAGCTTCTTTAACTACCAAGCTGTTCGCACCACGCGCCACAATATGCACATCCCCGACAATATCAGGATCTTGGTTGTACCTAAGATTATCCTGATACAACCTTTCGATTGCTGGGACGATGACGTTCTTATCAATATTATTGATAACCTGCTTAATACCTTTACCAGCGTTGCTAATCATCATCGACAAACCTGATGATGTGCGCCCTGCTCCCGGTTGATGCCCACCCGTCATGTACTTGGGTATCATCGTATCTTCGTCAGCGCGTTCTGAAAATTTCTCAAAAACGGCCATTAGCTCCGCCGCGTTACTAGGCGGCTGAAAGAACGTCAACGGTGGTGATCCGTCGTTGTACTCTCCCGACTCAAACTGCCATATTTTCCACGGATGCAAATCCGTGATGTCTTCCCCCGGTGGTAATCTGCTTACGTTGACACCAACTTGCGGCCCCGACGAAATACCCATGTTGTTAGCCATAGCCCGCGCAGTTGCGTTGACCATGAGTTGCGAATCTCGGCAAAGATCCGCTACGCCCTTGCCGTCTACTGATCCCGGCTTGGCTTCGTATGATGTTAGGTAGTAAGGCTTTCTACCTATGGGGTCGTAGTTCAGTACCGCACGTATAACTGTGTTGCCGACAAGCCACACTTCACATGGGTAACTTAACGCGGGGTCGGGAATCTCCTCCTCACTTAAACCCCACTCAAGAAGAATTGTTCCTTCTACTGAATCCCACAACTGAAGTGCGTCGATTAAATCTTCGTTTACGTTGCTATGTAAGGTGTCTTTGCCTTGCGCGTCGGTTAGCGCACTATCGACCCATAGCCAATCCGAGGAATAGCCAGCGCCGTTAAAATCATAGAGTACTGATCTAATAGCGTCTTCGTTATACCCCGGTACGCCAATCAAGGCTTGTAACGAGTCTCGCGTCATACGATGTCGTTCGATTACGTAGCCGTCGTTAATATCCCAAGCCCAAGGTGCCCAATACAGCATGAACGGGTCAACCCGCTCCCACTCGTTGCGCACTATATCGACGGGCTGAAGTGTACCGTCTACAAATTTCATCACCTTGCGCCGACGCTTGATCGGCCCTTTGATGCAGGCGAACGGGAACGTCACAACATCATCAATAAACTCGTTGAACGCTTTGTGCCAGTTCCCTTCGATCAACTGATCTTCCATGCGTTGTTCCATGCGGGCAACGCGCTTTTCAGACTCATCGCGATATTCACGAAACGTAACGTCCCGCATCTCCATCGCTTTGCGGCGTAGCGTTTCTTCGTCAGGCATCTGGCCGGTCTGCACCATGTGCTGTTGCACCTGCATCGCCAACTCAGCCTGAAGCTCGTCAAGGATAAACTGTGGTAGCTCGGGTTCCGGCGTAGGCTCAATCGACCAAGCCTTGTCGTTGCCGCTTCCCAACAACGTGTCACGGAGCCAACTTGTTGCCGCTCTACATTTCACAGAAGTAAGCTGGACAAAAATATCAGACCCGCCTTGGGCGTTGATTTGCGCTTCTATGTCGGGGTCGTAGTCCCCGTTGCGCTGACGAAGACACTCCAGCATCCGCTCTTCAAGCTCGCGCTTCGCGTCACGCGAAACTTCCCAACGCCGCCGAACGTGTGCGGCGAGTCCTTGAATCATCGGTTGAGCTTGTAGCTCGCTGTTGCGTAACTCAGCTTCGCGCTCTAGGTCAGCAGAGGATGCGACCGGAATAAGCGCCATCATAGAATCGGCCATAAAATGTTCGCCTAAGTGTAGCGACTAGTACTGTGGATTGTAACAGCGATCAACGCTTAATCAAGTATACACGTAGTTGCGCCTAACGACATTTCTTTTTGTTGACCGTCTTTCCACACCCCGTATGCTCATATCCATAATGCTATCGGCGTACTGGTTCGCGTCGTGTATGTGTGAAAATTCATTCTTATCGGGTTTTGCCTCAATCTG